AGATCTTTTCGGCGGCCGCGAACTTCTCCGCGCCCTGCAGCATCTTGCCCTGCTCGTCCGTGATGTTGTTCGTGGCGCTGATGATGGACGCCGTGGCGAGGCGGGCACTTTCCAGCGTCTCGTTGACCTCGATGCCCCGCATGGCGATGCCCTTGAGCGTGTCGAACGCCTTGAAGGCTGAATACAGGCCAGCGACTTCAGCGGCGAGGCGATGCACCTGCGAGGCCAAGCCTTTGAACGCCTTGGACTGCGCCTGTCCCGAAGACGTGGCGGCCCATCCGGCCTGATTGAAGCGTTCCTCCAGCCTCCGCACCTGCTCGGAAAGCGCGGAGATCTGGGCGCGGGCCTTGTCTACGCCCGACCTGATTCCGCTCACGTCAAACGCCATCTGAATCACTGGCATCTGCTGCTACCTCCGCTTTCCGCTCTTCGATTTTTCCCTTCGACGCTGTTCCTCAAGCCTTCGAACTTCGTGCTCCATCCAGACGGAATCGAGGAGCAGGATGCGGGCCGTCTGGGCGTCCGGGTCCTCCGAAAGGCCAGCCTCCGTCCTGATCTCCGAAAGGGGTAGGGGTCTCGGGTTCCCGCTCATCCCGTCCCAGACGCGGCGGGAAGCCAGACGCCAGAATGCGTCCACGGCATCGCTGTTCTTCGTGGACAGCGCCTTGGGCTTTGCACACTTTCCGCATCTCGGCTCCTCTCCTGCATCGTAGGACATCTGACGGCACTCTTGGCAAGTGGGCCTCCCGCCGTCGAACTCGTAGGAGGCCCACTTTTTCAGTTTTTTACGTCTTGAAGCTCCCCGAAGCGGGCAACCGCCGTGACCTTGAGATACAGGCCAGCGAAGTAGTCGGGATCGCAACGGCATAGGCTGGGCAGGACTTCCTGAGAGTAGGGGATTTCCTTGCCCGCAGGGTCAACGAACCCAACCCAGTCGGAGATGCAGGCCTTGAGGGTGTCGCGCACGACGTAGGTCATGGCGATTTCCTGGTCGTGGCCCGCTTCCTGCAGACAGGCGTCTCGTATCTGCCTGCGCTTCGTCTCGGTCAGGGGCTTGACCCAGACGCCCTCGCTTTTGTCGGCAGAGAGCGGGACGAAGAAGGTGGACTGCGCGTATGCTTCTGTGAGGAGCTTCGGCATAGGCTACTCCAAAGACAGATACAGGGATGATTCGCCGTCCCTGACGTTAGGTTGCCCCATCGCGTAGCCGTCCTGATCGAGGGTCAGGAACTCGCCGTCGGTGGACAGCGTGGGCGTGTTGAAGCGCATCCTCGGCAGGCTGGCGCTGAACGTCTTGCCCGCCGTGTCGCCCAGCGTGAGCTGGACGGGCAGTTCATAGCCGCGATAGCCGCGTCCGAACTCCTGCGCGTCCTCGCGCCGGAAGTAGAGGCCGCCCGTCAGGGAGATTTCGCGCTTGCCGTCGGCGTTTTCGCCGGGGTACTCGTCGCCGATTTCGCTGGTGAAAGTAGTCGGGGTGCCGATCTGCAGCTCGCCCTCTCTGCGCCTGCCCATGACGCCGGAGACGTACACGCGGGCGTCGCGGGATTCGATGGGCGTTCCGATGGCGCTTGCTTCGGGGAGCCACGGGGCCAGCACGTCATCGGCGGCCCAGCTTGAAGGCGTGGCGTTCAGCGTGATGGTGTTCGCAGAAGTGTTCACGGCTGTCACGGTGTAGCCCGCGCCGGAGTTGTCATCGGCCTTGGTCTTGTTCTTCACGATTGCGCCTACGGTGTAGGCGTCGGCCCCGCCTTCCTCAAGCGTAATGACAGCGCCGGAGACGGAGGCGATGTGCGTGGTGCCAGCCCAGCCCATCTTGCGCCCCTGCAGGGAGACGGTGACGGCCTGCCCGCCAGTGTTGCTCATGGGCAGAGTGGCCTGAGTCACGACGCATCCGCTCATGAAGCTCACGAAATGGTCGAACTCCATCCAGACGGAAACCGTGGGCCTGCAAACCTCCTGCAGCCAGACGCGGGAGGCAAGGGAGACGCTGGCGTTGTCGGCAATCTGCGCAGCCGTGGTGCCAGCGTAGCCTCTCTGGCACCCGGTGAGGGTGTAGGTGCCGGAGCTTTCAGTCCAGCCCGTGTACAGGATTTTTTCGGAACCGCAGGCCAGAACGCCGCGGGGAGGCAGGACGCCTCCCGTCACGCCGTCAACGGTGACTGTGGTCGCGGAAGCGGTCGCCTGCGCGGCGGCCGACATGGTGACGGAACCTCCAGCCTGCACGGAACCCATGAGGGCGGTCAAAAGCGCATCGCCCTGCGGAGCGCCGTAGCTAGGCGCAAGGCGCAGGAGCATGGGGATCTCGACCTCGCCAGCCTCCACGGCGTCCTGAAACTGCTCCAGGACGTTGAGGGAGCGGGAAAGCTCCTCGGAGTTGGTGTAGCCTGGGGTCTGGCTCATGCTTCCAGAGCCGGACGGCAGGATGAAGCCGGAAGCCACGGGACGCTGGAGGACGCCGGAAACGTCCTCAAGGACGGCAAAGACGCGCTGAAGGTTCGCTTTGCCGATGTTTGGGCAGTTAATTTCGGACATTTAAGCTGTTCCTCCTGTCCACGTTGTCCACGGGACGGAAATAGAGATGCTGTACCGTTGGTCGGGGTCTTTGCCTGTTGCGGACGAGCCGCCGCCCGTCACTGTTGCATCGTAGCTGACCGCGCCCATGAAGACGTTGGGCTCGTCGGTGTAGACGAAACCTGCATCCGTGGAGAGCGCCCTGCGCCGGAACGCATCGCAGACGGCATCGGCCCATGAACGAGCCTGCGCCGCTTTTGTTGAATCGCCCCACGGCGCGGAGATGGTCACCATGTAGACGCCGTGGCGCTTGCCCAGCCCAAGCCTGCCGGAAAGCTCGGCGATCTCGGTCTGCGAGGGCCGGAAGGCCTGCAGGAAGACGATGTTCGCCACGTCTGGATTGAAGCTGGCCGTCTCAGGCACGAGCTGGACGCCGGACTCGCCTGTCAGCAGGGAGGCAAGCACGGTGCGGAGCGCGGCGGCGGTCTGGGAAAGGCTTGGCGTATCCATCAGCTCGTCCTCGACATGGCCGCGCATTCGGCGGCGATGCGGCGCTTGCAGTTGTTCAGGAAGTTCGCCACGAAGCCCCCGGGCTGGCGCTTCGACCAGCCCGCCTCCAAGTACAGAATGTATTCCACGTTATTGATGACGAAGATGACGTCGGAACGCATCAGGGAGCCTTCGCTGGGCCTCTGGGGCTGGTAGGTCGCCTGTCCTTCGGCGGGAATGAATCCCCACGAGGAGCCTTCGCCGGAGATGAGCCAGCCTGCCTGTGCGCGTCCCGTGTCGTATGGCGTGGACGCCTGAAGCTGGCTGAACTCCTCCAGCAGGACGTTGACGATGACCGCCTTGGCCTGCTCGCCAATCTTTTCAAAAGCCTTGTCCATGGCCCGCTGGAGCGCCTGCGCATTGCCGACACGCTGTTCCGCAGTCCTGCGGACGGTGGCGGCAAAGGCATCGCGGGCGCGGTTCACGCTAGCCATTCTCAGGATCCTCCGTCTGCTCCCCGCCCTCCGGCTCCTGCGGTTCAGGCTCGGCAGGCTCCTCCTGCGTTGGCGACACGGGCGTTGCCGACCTTGCCGTTCCCTGCGACTTGAGCTCCACGGCGTAGAGCACGGGCCTTTCAGCCGGAGCCGTGGTCGCGACGTTCTGGATGGCCCAGACCGTCCCGCCGACCACGAAGAGGTCGGAAACGAGGATGCCGTCCAGCACGTCTGCGGCGACGTACAGGACGGCAGAGCCGATGGCGAAGCCGTAGTTCTTCTGCTCCGGCTCCCCCGCTTCGGTGCGGACGGCCCAGACGTCGGTGTCGACGCTGGCCTCCGTGTAGGAATCCGTCACGGGGTCGTAGGTGCCGGAGAAGAGCTTCCGACGGTGCGTGACAACCATGCCTTTCTGCTTGATGAGCCTCGCGGCCGTGGCAATCTGGCTGGAGTAGTCGGCCATGGCCTACGCTCTCCCCACGACATGGACGGTGGCCCCGCTCCCGCCGTCTTCGGGCAGGGAGGATAGGAGCCACGCAATGCGGGCGGTCAGAGCGTCGCGCTTCGGCTGGGTGGAAGCGCCCGGGCTGGCATACTGGAAGCTCTCGGCAAGCGGGCCAACCTTGGTCGAGCGGGCCGTGACGCGCCCGCTGTATTCCTGCTCCGCGAACAAGTCGGTGCCGGAGGCCACGAGGCAGGCGGCTTCGATGCAGGCCGTCCTGACGCAGGCAGGCACGGCGTCGGAGGCGATTTCCACGCCCCTTGCGCCGATGCCAGTGCGGGGCCACGCCATCTCCCTGTCCGCGTCCACGGGCTGGCCCTTCCACTGGAGGGAGTTGAGCCAGTCGCTGGCGCGGAGCAGGGCCTGCTCCCTTGAACGCATGACGGCCTCGTCCTCGGTTGCCGTCCACAACCCTCTAGGGAGGGCGTAGGCATCGGCTTCAGAGAGCGAGGCGTAGGCGTTTGCGCCTTCGGGGCAGGAGCCGTCTTCCACGATGAGGATGGACTCGTAGGGCATGGCGGGCCTCCGCTAGACCTCGGGAACGGAAGCCTCTTCGGGGGCTTCCTCGGCGGCTTTGGCCTTGGCCTTCCTCGGCTTCGGCTTGGGCTGGTCTTCGGGCTTGAGGTACCATCCCTTCCTCTGCCACCGCTCCACGGCCTCTTCCGGCACGTCTGCGGTGACAGGCCCGCCCGTGACGGCAGGATCATCGTGGTGCATTCTCACAAGGGCCATGCTCTCCTCCTTCGGATCGGGGCGGGATGCCTTGGCGAATGAACCGCCTCCGCAGAGCCCGCCCCTATGCGCTTCAGGGCTGGACCGAACGCAATTCCTAGCCGAGGAGCAGAGCGCAGTGCTCGGGCTTGATGAGCTTGACGCCCCACGCAAGGCCGACTTCAAACTTCACGCGGCGGTACTCGCGGTAGAGCGCCACCTGGAAGGTGAGGCCGGAGACGGGGTCGGTGACGTTGCGGACGAACTCGGCAGAGTCGCCGCCTTCGGGCATGGCGGGGGCGCGGCAGACGAGCTGGATCGCCTGGCGGTCGAAAGCCATGTTGGCGGTGTAGCCGTTGCCCACGGTGACGGCGGCATTGTCGGCAACGGCAGCCACGAGGCCCGGAGCGCCGATGACCATCGGGGAGTCGGTGGCTTCAGCGGCCACGACGTACTTGTCGGCGGCGGTGCCGAAGGTCACGATGTCGCCAGCCTTGAGGGCTTCGGCAGTGGTGCCGTCGAAGGCGATGCTGGTAGCGCCCTTGGCGTAGTTGGAGGCGTTGTTCACCAGCGGGGTGCCGGTAAGGGAGCCTGCCGTATGGCTCTTGACCTGCGCGGACTCGCGGATGGTGAAGCCCATGAGGTCGAGCAGAGCGCCCCTGCGGAGGGTGGCGTCGGAGGCGTTCTCGTTGGCCTTGGTCAGGTTGCCGAGGCCGCGGAGGTTCGCGCCAGCCGTGGTGTCCACGACGAGCTGGAGGTCGGTCGTGGGAGCGCCGTTGTCCTTGAGAATCTTCAGCACCTTGGCGGCGTCGGCAACGCTGGAGCCGAAGGGGGTCGTGCCAGCGGTGCCGTAGGCGCGGGAAGCGCCGACGTAGGTGGCCGCGATGTCGGCCTCCACGGCGTTGCAGAGCGCACGCATGGCCTGCGCCATCTGGTCGGCGAGGATGGCGTTGTAGGTGCCCGCGTTGTTGACGCCGAGCTGCTCTTCGCCGTTCCAGCGGACGGGGGCCATCTTGGACTTCGTGATCTTGACCTCGACGTTGCCGATGGTCTGGTCGCCGTTGTCGCCGGGGGTGGAGCCGGGGGTGATGTCGTAGAGCTGGGTGGACGGAGTGACGGGGACGAGGATGCTCTCGTTCACGGCGGCCTGCTCGCCCTTGGCGTTGAGCGCCACGGCGGGGATGAAGCCCGTGATTTCGCGGGAAACGATGTCCACGGCCTGATAGAGGGTCGGGATGAGGTTCGTGAGGGTGTTGGCCATTGGAAGTCTCCTTTCCGGCTACTCCGCGATGCGGACGCCGGACTTGATTGCTTTCATCTGTTCGGCGGGGCTGAGAGCGTCGAACTGGGACAGCCGCATCACCTTCGCGCCTGCGGGAACGCCCGTTCCGGCGGCCGCGCCGGAGCCGGAGGCCGTGCTTCCCGCCAGAAGGCTCTGCCCGTTCGGCAGGGCGTTCACGAGGCGGGCAAGCGCCGTGTCCACGTCGCAGGGCTGGCCGTCCGTGCCGAACATCTTCTGCCCGCCGGAATCAAAGGCGACCACGCGGCCGTCCTCGACCCTGAACGCGGAGCGGAAGTGCTCGCGGACGTAGCTCTGGTGGATGGGGTCTTTGGACACCTTGTCGCGGATGAAGGCCGAATCGGCCAGGGCGCGGTCAACCAGCATGGAGTCGTAGCGGGCCTCGGCGTCCTTCAGCTTCGCGGCGAGTTCGTCGCGCTCCTTCTGGACGGGGCCGAGCCTCTGCTGCACGTTCTGCTCCCACTGGGCCTCGCGGTCCTCCTGGTCCTGCGTCATGCGGGCGACCTGATCCATGGCCTTTCTGGCGGCATCTACGTCGAAGCCGTCGTACTTGGCCTGCAGGGCCTTCAGCGCCTTCTCGGCGGCGTCTGCCCTGCCGCGCTCCTTCCCAAGTGCAGAGGACAGGCCTTCGATCTCCGAAAGCGTCTTGAAGCCGCCGTTGACGTCCAGACGCCACTTGCCGGAGGCCGAATCCTGCACATAGAGGGGGGCGATGTTCTGATCAAGCCCTTCCACGGTGTCGAGCTGTGCTTCAATTCCCATATTCGATTGTCTCCTTGGGGCCTCTCGCCCCATCATAGCTCGGAAATCTCTTCCTTTGAGCCGTTTCTGGTTGTTTTTTACTGTTTGCCGGAACGCCTGTCAATTCGGGATAGTCCCAACTCCTTGAGAGAGCGGAACTTTCCGTCCTTGTCCGTCAGGTCGCTCCACGAAATGCTTCCATTTCTTACCGCATTCGCCCTCGTCGGCCCCAGAATGGAATCCTGCAGGTCGGGGCGCAGATGCGGGAACCACTCCCCGAACCAGCGGTCTGTCTGCTGGAC